TTTTCCTCAGTATATCCTACTATCACTTCTGGTAAATCAACGAAAGTCATAATGGTATCTACCCCTTGTGGTATGAACCATTTCTATAGGTATTGGCATGATGCACAAAGAGGTAAAAATGAATACACTGCTACTGAAGTTCACTGGTCAGAAGTACCTGGTAGGGATGCTAAGTGGAAGGAACAGACTATTAAGAACACATCTGAACAACAGTTTAAGGTTGAGTTTGAATGTGAATTTTTAGGGTCAGTCGATACTCTTATTAGTGTTGTTAAGTTGAGAAATCTTGTGTTCGAGGATCCAATACAAAACAACGGTAAAGGGTTGGTCGTCTACGAAAACCCTATGAAAGGTAATGACTACATTATCACGGTTGACACAGCTAGGGGGATAGATCATGATTACTCTTGCTTTGTAGTATTTGACATAACAACATATCCATATAAAACTGTAGCAAAATATAGGAATAATGAAATTAAACCTATGCTATTTCCTAATATTATAATGGATATAGCAAATGCATATAACGAAGCTTATGTATTAGTAGAAATAAATGATATTGGAGAACAAGTTGCATCTATACTTAATTATGATTTAGAATATGAAAATCTTTTAATGTGTGCTCAAAGAGGAAGAAATGGTCAGCAAGTAGGATCAGGGTTTTCTGGTACTAAAACTCAAATGGGTGTTAGGATGACAGCAGCAGTTAAAAAATTAGGTTGCTCTAACTTGAAAACTTTGATGGAAGATGATAAAATAGATACACATGACTATGATATTATCGCAGAATTAACAACTTTTGTACAGAAGAAACAATCATGGGAGGCAGAAGATGGTTGCCATGATGACTTAGCAATGTGTTTAGTTATATTTTCTTGGTTGGTAGCACAAGACTACTTTAAAGAAATGACTGATACAGATGTTCGTAAACGCATCTATGAAGAACAAAAGAATCAAATCGAACAAGACATGGCTCCATTTGGTTTTATACTAGATGGTGTAGATGATGAAGATGAGTTTGTAGATGGTGAGGGTGACAGATGGGCAAAGGTTGATGAGTATGGGGATCGGTCATTTATGTGGGAGTACAAGTAATGAGAGACTGGGGATTATTATCTACTATACTAATAGCAGCAGTCATGTGGGTACAAGTTCCACAATGGTCTGATGACTGGGCAGTATGTGCCGTTGATATACCCGATGCAAAATGTCATTGGTATATTATGTCACCTGATAATACATTTGGTGAAGGATTTGATTGGGAAGATGCACCTTGGTTTGATGTTAATGGTCTTAATGATATACCAGCAATAGGAAAGACAACTGTAATGGAAAAACTACAGGAGCAAAATGAAATCAGTTAAATGGTCTGCTCAAGTGCTATTAGAGAGTAATAGACTTATGAAGGTGGAGTTTACATCACCATCTAATTTAAGAGAAGATGCAGAGCAAACTTGCAAAGCATTGTTTGGTGTATCAGATGTTCGTCAATTAACTAGGATTTGGTAATGAGAGTTGTTATTGTTAGTGGTGGATTTGATCCTATCCACAGTGGACACATTGAACACTTTAAAGCAGCAAAGAAATTGGGTGATATTCTTATAGTAGGATTGAACTCTGATGATTGGTTGACCAGAAAGAAAGGTAAACCATTTATGCCAATACAAGAAAGATTGGCGGTTATTAAAGAATTGAGAATGGTTGATAGTGCTGTAGCTTTCAATGATGACAATGATAGTTCTATAGATCTTATTAAAAAGACTCTAGTACTATTTGATGATGTCTTATTTGCTAATGGTGGAGATAGGACACAGGATAATATACCTGAGATTTATGAGTTTGATAAAGACCCTAGAGTTCAATTTGCATTTGGGGTTGGTGGATCACATAAACAAAATTCTAGTAGTTGGATTTTAAAACAATGGAATTCAACTTAGACCAACAATTTGATCATGGAGAATTGCTACTGAGTGAAAGACGATGTAGAGTCTGTGGTAGTGTCAAAAATTTAATTGGAGAATTTTATATAACACATAAGAATAGTACACACCTCCCATCATCATATTCTTATGAGTGTAGGATGTGTACTATAAAGAGAATTAAAGCAAGTAGAAAACAAGATAATGGAAGTTGGTGTTATCCAGACTGGTAGTTCATGTACTGTTTCCCCGTTCAAAGCACTTCAAATAATAAATAATCATAGACAAATTGGAATTTCATAGGGGTTAATAAAGATGCCACTAAATCTAGCATCTGCTGGTATAGTTGTAAGGGAAGTTGATCTTACCAACGGAAGAGTCGATGCAACATCGACAAAAACGGGTGGTTTAGCAGCACCATTTGCAAAAGGACCAGTAGAGAGTCCTCAACTCATAGAAACAGAAGCAGATCTTCTGGACACCTATGGACAACCTTATCCTAAGGATAATCATTACGAACATTGGTTGACTGCATCATCTTATCTTGCCTATGGTGGCGTGATGAGGGTGGTTCGTGCAGATGACGAAGAACTCAAAAATGGTTATGTGGGAACTGCAGCAAGTGTCAAGATTAAAAGTCCTGAAGACTATGCTAACAGTGGGTATAATGAAAATACTATTGCTGGTGTAACATATGCTGCTAAGAATCCAGGTTCTTGGTCAAACGGTATTAAGGTAGCAACCATCGATGGATTTGGAGATCAAGTCCTATCTGGTATTGTTACTACAGATGTTTTGGGATATGGTTCAACAACAATTCCAATCGATCCTATTAATTTACAAGTTGGATACGCAATAACACAAACAGTTCCAGCAAACACAGTTGTTGCTGGTGCAGGATCTACTAGTGTTCTTGATGGATACTTTAAAGGTCAAATAACAGAAGTTGGTAACGCATCAATTACTGTTAAAATGATATCTCATGTATCAGGTGCTGGTACTGAGACTGCTGTTGACTATCAACAGTCAGGTGTTTATCAGTTCTCAGAAACAGGAAATCTTGGTATTCATACTGGAGAAGTAAGAAGATATGGTAGTTGGAGAGGTTTAGGAGCAGGTACTTATAGTGGTTTAACAACCTATAGTAATTCTGTTGACTGGTTCGACCAACAAATTATTACACTCAATAGTGGTGTACAGGTTAAATGGAATTCAATTGCTGAAAAACCAGGTACTTCATCATATGCTGCTGATAGAAACTCTAGATTCGATGAGCTTCATGTAGTTGTTTACGATGACAATGGTACTATAACTGGTAACTCAGGTTCAATTCTAGAAAAATTCACAAACTTATCAAAAGCAAAAGACGCTCAGTATTCTGCTGGTTCTTCTGCTTATTGGAGAAAAGTTCTTGAAGTAGGTTCATCCAACATTTTTGGTGGTGGTGCTCCTGCTGGTATTGTAACTACAGGTTTCTCTAATGATAACTGGGATACTTTTGGAGATGGTGGATGGGATCAGGACACTGAGAACATTACATTCAGTTCTATAGGTAACTATGCTGTTAACTTAGCAGGTGGTAAGAACTATAACGGTGTTGTAGATATCAATGCATCCAATGCATTAAATCTAGACATTGGTGCTCTATCAGAAGCTTATGATTATCTTAAGAACCCTGAAGAAATTGATATTGATTTCCTACTACAAGGTTGCTCTAACCACGGTAAGAATGAAACACAAGCATTAGGTAACAAACTAATTGAAATTGCAGAGTTCAGAAAGGATGCTATTGCATTCCTATCACCTTGGAGAGGATGCTTCCTAAGTGCCTCTGGAGATGGTGAATCACTTCAATTGAAGACTGATACAGTAACTGACAATCTTATTAGTTACTACTCTCCTATCACATCAAGTTCCTATGCTGTTCTTGATAGTGGTTACAAGTACATGTATGACAGGTTTAACCAACAGTTCAGATATGTTCCTATGAATGGTGACATTGCTGGCACATGTGCTAGAAATGACATCAACAACTTCCCTTGGTTCTCACCAGGCGGAACTGCAAGAGGTGCTATCTTAAATGCTGTTAAACTAGCATATACACCAAATAAAGTACATAGAGATAAACTTTACTCGAACAGAATTAACCCAATTATTACTTCACCAGGTGCAGGAATTATCCTTTACGGTGATAAGACTGGATTGGGTAGGTCTTCTGCCTTTGATAGAATCAATGTTCGTAGATTGTTTATTTTCCTTGAAAAAGCAATCGCTGCTGCTGCTAAAGACATCTTATTTGAATTCAACGATGAGATCACAAGGATCAACTTCATCAATATTGTTGAACCATTCCTTCGTGATGTACAGTCTAAGCGTGGTATTCAAGACTTCATCGTTATATGCGATGAGACCAACAATACCCCTGCTATTATTGACAGTAACGAATTCGTTGCTGATGTTTACATCAAACCAGCAAGATCTATTAACTTCATTGGTCTAACATTTGTTGCGACACGCACAGGTGTTTCCTTTGATGAAGTTATCGGTAAGGTCTAATTTATTAACACACCTTAGGTAAAAGACTAATGGCAATCAATTCCGCAAACCCACCAAAAACCTCGGAAAGGACTATTGATAAGTTCAAGTCCAGGTTAACTGGTGGTATTGCAAGACCTAATCTGTTTGAGGTGGTTCTTGCATTTCCAGATGGCACAGTAGATGAGTCAGTAAGTGATATTGATCCTAAAACTAGGTTCCTTGTCAAAGCTGCTGCACTTCCAGCATCTAACATCGCTCCAATCAGCGTTCCTTTTAGAGGAAGGCAACTTAAAATTGCAGGAGACAGAACATTTGATGAATGGACAATCACTGTAATTAACGATACCGACTTTGCTATCAGAGGATCTTTTGAGAGATGGATGAACTCCATGTCTAAAGTATCTGATAATGCTGGTAATATTAACCCTGAAGATTATACTAAAGATGCATATGTCTACCAACTTGGTAGATCTAGTGTTGACGCAGGATCTCAATCTTCAGCAGCAAATATGCCAATACTTAGAACTTACAAGTTCTACAGTGTATTCCCAACAAATGTTTCTCAGATTGATCTTTCTTACGATTCTTCTGACGCAGTTGAAGAGTTTACTGTAACCCTACAGGTTCAGTGGTGGGAAGCAGACGGACAAGGTGGTGCAGTAGGTTAACCTTTTTTGACCGACTAAATAGAAAGGTATCAAGGTATCTTTCTATAAAATGGCACGGTTGTTTGGGTTTAAAATTGAAGACAACGATGATCTCCCTAAGGGTGTAGTATCCCCCGTTCCGCAGACAGGCGAGGACGGGGTTGATTATTATATACAGTCTGGTTTTTCTAGTCAAGTAATAGATCTTGAAGGAATATATAAGAATGAGCATCAGGCAATAAGGAAATATAGAGAGATGGCACTCCACCCTGAAGTGGATAATGCGGTAGAAGATATTGTCAATGAAGCTATTGTTTCAGATGTTAATGATTCTCCAGTGGAAATTGATCTGGATAATCTTAATGCATCTGATGGTATTAAAGATAAAATTAGAGATGAATTCAAACACATTAAAGATCTGTTAGATTTTGATTCAAAAGCACATGAGATTTTTAGAAATTGGTATGTTGATGGTAGGGTTTATTATAATAAAGTAATTGATATTAAAAAACCTCAGGATGGTATACAGGAACTAAGGTATATTGATCCTATGAAGATGCGATATATTCGTAAAGAACAAAAGAAAAAGGATGATAAGTCTAGTATTTTTAATACCTCAAATGTACATGAATCTGAGAAGGTATACTTTCCTAAGATAGAAGAGTATTTCATGTATACACCTGAACCACGCTATCCTACTAACATGGCAATGGGTGGTGCAAGCACTGCAATGTCGGGGGTTAAACTTGCAAAAGATTCAATTACATATTGTACTTCTGGTTTGGTCGATAGGAATAAGGGTACGGTCTTATCTTATCTCCAAAAGGCAATTAAGTCACTCAATCAACTTAGAATGATTGAGGACAGTCTGGTTATTTACCGCATGTCCCGTGCTCCAGAAAGAAGAATATTTTATATCGATGTTGGTAATCTACCTAAGATTAAGGCAGAGCAATATCTTAGAGATGTAATGTCCCGTTATAGAAATAAGTTAGTATATGATTCAGGATCAGGAGAAGTTAGAGATGACAAAAAATACATGTCCATGCTTGAAGACTTCTGGTTACCCAGAAGAGAGGGTGGAAGAGGAACAGAAATTACAACACTACCAGGTGGACAAAACCTTGGCGAGTTGGCTGACATTGAGTATTTCCAATCTAAGTTGTACAGATCTTTGGGAGTACCTGAATCTAGAATCGCTGGATCTGGGGATGGATTTAATCTTGGTCGTAGTTCAGAGATTCTAAGGGATGAACTTAAATTCAGTAAATGGGTAGGAAGACTTCGTAAGCGTTTTAGTAAAATCTTTATTGATATGCTAAGAACTCAGTTGCTTCTTAAAAATATTATTACTGTTGAAGATTGGGAAAAAATGTCGGAGCATATTCAGTTTGACTTTATATACGACAATCACTTTGCAGAACTGAAAGATAAAGAACTTATGGAAGGTCGTTTGGGTCTTCTTGGTATGGTAGAACCTTATGTTGGTAGATATTATTCTACAGAGTATATAAGAAGAAATGTTTTGCGTCAGAAAGACTCTGAGATTGTAGAAATAGATGAACAAATTGAAGATGAAATTGCTAAAGGTGTTATACCAGATCCAAATCAACAAATGTTGGAGATGGAACAGGGAGCTTTTGGAGATCCAACAGCAGATCCAATGGCACAAGAAGGTCTACCACCAGAACCTCAACCGCAAAATATGCCTAAGCCCAATGAAGGAGAGATATAAATAACTTTATTACTATATTAAATCATGATGGAAGAACTCGTCAATATGATTGCGACAGATGCGTCTGCTGCAGATATTAGTGATCAGATCAAAGATGTCCTTTATGCTAAATCAGCAAAAAGAGTTGATGATCTGAGACCTGCTGCTTCTGGCAACCTTTTTGGTGCTGAAGCTGAAGTAGAAACTGAGACCGAAGTGGAAGCTCAACCTGAAGAGGAAACTAATGACTAGAATACTACCTTTAGCAGAACTTGCTGCATTAGCAGTCGGTAGTGGTAACGCTACAGATGTTGATAAAGCTACTGTAGTAAGAGTATTATCAAATGCTGGTGCTGCTGTTGTTGTTAGAACAGATTCTTCTGGTACTATTATAGGATCATTTACTACAGTAAATGGTACTGCAGACTTGGTTGAGAAAAACGCATCAGATAAGATCTATGTAACAGGTAATGCTGTTCAAGTATCTAAAGTAGGATTTACCAATTAAACCAATGAAGTTAATTACAGAACAGATTGATGATGTAGAAGTTATCGTTGAAAATCGCAACGGTAAAAAATCTATGTTTATTGAGGGTATCTTTCTTCAAGGAGATATTCAAAATAGAAATGGTCGTATGTATCCAATGAACACACTCCGTAAGGAAGTTCAAAGGTATAACGAAAGTTTTGTATCATCTGGTCGTGCAGTTGGAGAACTCGGTCATCCCGAAGGACCAACAGTAAATCTTGATCGTGTTTCACATAAAATTGTTTCACTTAAAGAAAGTGGATCTAATTTTGTAGGTAAAGCAAAACTATTAAATACCCCAATGGGTAAGATTGCACAAAATCTTATCGATGAGGGTGTAAAATTAGGCGTTTCATCTCGTGGTCTTGGAACATTAGCAGTTAATGAAAATGGTATAAAGGTTGTCTCTGATGACTTTATGCTTGCTACTGCTGCTGACATTGTTTCAGATCCTTCTGCCCCAGATGCATTTGTATCTGGCATAATGGAAGGTAAGGACTGGGTTTGGGACGGTGGAATTGTAAGACAAAAATTGGCAGAAAGAACCTATAAACAGGTTAATACGCTAGTTGATCAAAAGCAACTTGAAGAGAACAAGCTTGGATTGTTTAACCAATTCTTATCAAATCTCTAACATTTTATAAATAAATACAGATTATCACAACGATCTATTCGGAGTAAATCAGAAATGGCCGCTAAGGAACTAAAGGAAATGGACAATCCTGTAACAAGGGGTGCGAAAGCTGGCGATCCTATGAAGAAGGTTGATGATTCCACTAGTCCTGGAGCATCAGCATCTTACGAGGATCTCGGAGGACCAACACCTCAGAACTATAAATCCACAGATGACTCTGCAAAAGTCAAAGAAGCATCAGTAAAGACGGTAAAAGATATCGTCAATAAGGGTGCTAAGGCAGCAGAGGCAATGAAATCTATTGGCACTGAGGTGTTAAAGCAAGGTGACGAACCTGCTGCAGAAGATTCTGCAGAAGTTGTTGCTGAGAACCCAGAAACTACAGAGGAAACCACCGTGACAGAAGAAACACCTACAATTAGTGTAGATGACGATCTTGCTGCACTATTTGGTGGCGAAGAACTTTCCGAAGAGTTCCAAGAAAAGGCCAAGACAATCTTTGAAGCTGCAGTTAACTCTAAAGTTAATCAATTGCAAGAAGAAATGTCTGCTGAGTACGAGAAAACTTTGACTGAACATCTTGAAGAAGTTAAGGCAGAGTTGATCGAGCGTACAGATTCATACCTTGAGTATGTTTCAGACGAATGGCTCAAAGAAAATGCTCTTGAGGTCGAGCATGGTCTTAAAACTGAAATGACCGAATCATTCCTAAGTGGAATGAAGACACTTTTTGAAGATCATTATGTATCAATCCCTGACGATAAATATGATGTGCTGGAAAGCATGGTAAATAAACTAGATGATATGGAAGGCAGACTTAACGAACAGTTAGAGAAGAACATCTCTCTTAACAAGCGTCTTGGCGA